TCTAAGACCATAACATTGCGCTTTACCTTCCCCTTCCGGGTGGTACATAAGAGCATTGCCAGTGATGATAAGAGCTTTCGCTGCATTGGTCGCTTCTGTGCGATACTTGTTGTAGTCGAGTTCCTTCATAGCGGAGCGTTCAGCCTTGGCAAGTGACTTGTCAAGGGTGGCTAGGATTTCCTTAGCCTCTTCGTCGCCTTCATTTGCTAGTTCAGAAAACTCATCCATAATATCATCGGATACCATGAGCCTAAAGAAAGGCGTAGGCAATCCGTACAATGTTAGGATAAGTTTATTGGATAGGTGATTCACGGCCTTCGCGCCAGTGGAGTCCACCGGGCCTTGAAGTTCATCGTGTTTCGATCCTGTAGTCGGGAATATGTACGGCAGCGTCCAAAGAGCATAATCTTCACTACGTCTGAGCATACTGCCCTTCTTGCCGTCAAGCTGTTGCCAGCGTTGTGAGAGTGCTTTCTCTTTTTGTTTACTAGGGTACTTATATGCAGTACCGCTTTCGTAGTCTGCCATAGCGTTCTCCTTAAATGTTCAGACCGCCTCGGCCCAAACCTCCGATTGCATCACCTGACCTGTTTCCTTTACCGGAGCTTCGTCCAGAGACTCGCTGATTCTTGATGTCTGCGCTTGTGCCAATGGCAACGCTTGCACCAGTATCAGTGATCCTGTTAGGAGCCGGGGGAGCAGGGATTTCAGGGATAGCAGGAGCCGGGATATTAATTGCCGGAGCTTTCGGTGAACTCAGGCCCAGTAAGGAAGTCACCGATTTGATGATCTTCTTAAATTTGCTCATACTGTTTCCTTATCAGTGCTGTGCCGATATGTTTATAACCGTACTTCTTACATAGGTTGACAAACATGTTGTCTTCACCTACGGCAGCAGTAGCAGTAGCGAATGATATTACGCAGTCGTTCTCATCGAACCATTGCGTTACGTCCTTCATCATCTGCCGTCCGGTTGGGGTAACTCTACGTCCTTTCGGCATGACATAGAATTTTGATAGAAAGCCAAAGTATTCGTTTTGGAACTCTTTGTCTTTCGACACTATTGCAAATCCAGTAAAGATGTCTTTATGGTACTCTGCAAATATAGCTGTATCAGGATCATTGAATAAGACCCAAAGATACTCTTGTGCTGTAATAGGATTGTATGTTACAGGGAGCCTTGTTTCTGTCCCCAGTGTATCTAATCCTCGCAGAACATCTGCTATTCTATAATCCCATTCAGTTACGCGCATCTTTGAAACCCTGCATTATGCGGGTTAGGATATTCACGCGGCCATTAGTGGAATCACGCAGATCGTCGGGATTACCGCTGATCTGATTGTGGCTCACAGAAGCAGCCATTACGAACTTAATAACCTCTTGCCTTCCAGCATCAATCATTATATCATCATGGGCTACCCCGGACTTCACCTCCAAGGGCTTAAACCGCCTTGCGAGGTTCGTGGCGAACTCTCGGCTAATGGGCGGGATTGGGATTGTGTGTATTTGTGCTTTCCTCGTCATTTGTACCCTTTCGGTTATGGTACTATATAGGGTAGCAATTAGCCAAAGAAGTATTCAGAATCAAGAATATCGGCCAATTTAAGCGTTCCCTTGTCTGGTGGGTCAGGTAGGACTAGATTCCCATTATCCTCGTTCAATATCTTGAAGTCAGTAAGGGGATCGTTTTCCGTATATAGCTGGACAAAGGCTTCCCGTATAGCCTGATGCAGCGTGTCGGTGTCTGCGGCGTGTGTTCCATAGTCGTCGTGGATCATAGCGAACCCTGTGACCCCGTACTGTAGCGCATGGTGCACTGTGAGCATTAGGTGGCAAGCATCCATGCTGTGCACAAAATTGGGGCTGGAGCCTAGCTTGTTTTTATGGACATCCATTTTATCGCCTCCCTCCCCTACGCGCATGTGGAACAATCCTGCAAGCTCGGTTGTGACCCGGCGGATTAGGACTTTCTTCCTATCCTGATAGACGGGGAACCCGATAGGAGTCCACCAGATAAGCGGTTTGTTTTTCTTGGCTACAATGGAGGCACAGGTCTGTATCCAGTCCATAGCCTTCCTTGCGGAAACCACGACATCTCCAATAGCATCCCACAGAATCGGAGTCAGGTAAACAGACAGCTTGAACCGTTGGTCTTTAGGAAAAAATTCCTTTGTCTCCTCCATGATCCATTTGTAGATGCTTTCTCGGCAGGACTGTTGTGTGCTACCATACGGCAAGGTCATTACAGGCTTCTTAGCCAGACCTCGTGGCATTGTTTTATCCGGCTGGTAGTCACAGTATTCAATCCATAGTTTCGCCATAGGGTCGTCTAATGCACGGAGCTTCCGTGTACATACTGCGGCGACCTCGCTATAAATATCAGATGGCTTATCGGCGGGTATAAGGTTGGTAGCCTTACCTCCGATGTCGTCTTGTAGCATTGCAGAAAAGTTCTGTAAACCATTACATGATCCGTCTAACCCGATTGGTAGATAAGAGATCATGTTGTACCCTTCTTTCTTGTATCGAGCGTACTCAAAACAGAAGGCGAGGAACTGGTACGGCTTATCTGCTGCTCCCCAAAAGTCTTTGTGAGATAGGGCATCCTCGGCTACTGCCAAGATTTTCTGCTCATTTTCTTTTACCCACTCTACACGTTCATCATACGACACCTTATCCTTGCCGTATGTATTTGCGCCGTGCACCATAAGCCAGTGTGCTCCACGTTTAGTCAGTCGCTTCCCTTCGGCAAAGCATAGCATTGCCTTCGAGAAGTCTGGCCCTTGCGGAGACAGACCGGATACAGTACAATAAATGCGGCCACGGAAATCGCACTGGTGCACAAACCAGAACTTCTCGTAAGCCTTGAACTCATTCGCTAGACGTAGAAGACGCACCACCTCGAAGCACTTTGACACCCTATCGCGCTCAAGGGTATGTATTGCACGAGCTTCTGCTTTCCATTCATCGAATCGTTCCTTCTCCTTTTTGGAGAGACTATCTTTCTTCCTATCCTTTGTTATAGGACACGCAGGAATTATATACGGCTCTGATCTAGGAAGACCGATGGGTAGAGCCTGTCCCCATACTTGCTGGAGAACATCAAACACAGGCTCGTTTACTTTCCAAGCAACATTCTGAATCGCGTTCACAGCGATTGTGATGTTCGATATATCACCTTCAAGCATTTTAACATGCTCTTTACTTCGTGTCTTAACGAGAGGACTGCGCTTACGCAATTGCGGTGTATAGAAGCCGCCTTGGTCAATTGATGTCCAATCGTCAGGCGGTATAACACACGGAACACGATCCGGGTTCAGCATCTCAGCATAGGAATGAAAGTCCTGCACCCATGCTAAGGCTTCTGGACTAGGTATGATCTCAACGTATGTCTTACCCTTAATCCTGCTTGTGCGCTTTTGGATCAGGTCTGTAGAAGACAGAATACAGTCGATCACTTTAATCCCTACAGCAGCGCGTTCTGCCATCGTCCATGACTTCCATTGTACTTCCTTCTCGTTTGCCTTGAAGGTAAGCACTCTGTGCATGTGTCGATAGGACTTCGTGCCTTTGCGTTTGAAGTCTCTGATGATAGCATCGTAGTAATCTCCCTGCTCGACACGGAACTGGGAGAATTTTAATTCGTCCTCTAGGAGCATACCAATATGTAGGGCCAGTTTTTGAACACTGGACTCCTGCATGAAGTGGTTGAACAAACATTTCAGACCAAAATACGCGGCCTTCTCCGGGTCTATCTGACGCAGAAGGATTTTGTACTTCGCCTTGACTCCCGGTGATTCCACTTTACAAAAGCCTTCGATTGCATCAGCGACAGGCCCAATGAACTCGTGCATAAGGCGTTGTGCATACTTAGTGTCTGCACCTCGTTCATGTCCCTCTGCCGCGCTCACGGAGTGCCTATATCGGCCAATGCCGTATGCTACCATACGTTTCTCAAGCTCGATTTGATCTTCGATTGTTGCCATTACTTCCTCTTGGATGATCTACGCTTTCGCGCTCTTTTGTTTTTCAGGAGCCTTTTTTCATCAGTCGTTCGATGAGTCGGATGATATATACCGCTGGGTTCAGTCTCGTGTTGTAGATAATAGTCCAACAGTCGTTCGATCCACCACCGGGGAGTACCATCACGCTTCGCCCTCCGAGCAAGGTTGAAAACTTTGCCCTCAATGCCATTGCAGTTGCGACAGAGAACTCCTCGGACTTGTCCCGTGGTATGACAATGATCGAGACATGCTTCCTGAACGGAAACATCTATCTTAATCCTGCATAGTGCACAGCGGAACTTCTGCTTCTTGAGCAGGTGTTCCCGAACTATCGGGATGTGCTCCGTCTTCATTCTCTTCATATCGCATCCTTTGTATAAAGGCTTCTACCTCTTCATCGGTGACGATACGGGGTTGCACTTCTGCATCCTGCGGGTTGATTACCGCCATCTCGTCTATCCAGCGATTCGATACCCGCCGCTTGAAGTTATGCAGAACGAACTTTCGGATTTCTCTGCGAACTCGTCTGTGGTCAACATCACCTTTGAAAGTGAGTACCGACCAGTTCTTATTGCCGTCCGTGTCGAACCACGGCAGCATGACTTTGGTTTCACCCAATAGCTTCATGTGTGGACTCCTTTACGATCTTGCGTTCTTCTAGGTACACCCATTGCTTTACATCAGCGGCAAGCTGGAGGTTATCCTGCTCAATCTCTGAGGCAAAGACTCTCATTGCAACACGAGAGGCACGAGCATACGAGCTAGTGCCTTCCGGTTTCAATACAAAGTATTTCAAGTTCACAGGCAATGATCCTTCATCCAATGAACAACATCATCCATGTCTATGTCTCTACGCATCCAGAGAAGACGGGCTTCCGATTGGAAGACCTTCCCAAATGGTACTTCTTCTCCTGTCTGGTAGTGGACGTATCCCTGACCTACTCCGCAGTCCTTGTACAAATCGCGCACCAGCTTGAAAGCTGCTTTGTTATCTGGAACTGTTGAGAGTATTTCGTATGCCATCACAGGCCCACAAGCTTTCGGCTTACCTGTCGGTAAGTACAAAGGCGTATGAACTTTAGGTAGGCCGGATATATTATCAGCAGGATCACCTGTGAGCATCTGCGCCCAAAAGTATTTCCAACCGCGACCTCTGATCTTCTTCGTCGGAGACTTAGCTTCTGGATTACCTTCGTCAAGGAAGATAAATCCGAAGTCGTCTTCGGTGTCGGTGATCTCTCCATCGTCCCAGTCTAGCATTAGGCCGGGAACCATAGTCAGGTCTTTATCCTTAGTGGCAATGATCGAAAGATTGCGGCTACCTTCTGCGATTGCTTTGTACTGAGCAATGGACATCCCGTCATCAGCTTCACAGTGCATGTGCAGGACAGCATCCCGTTCTTTGTGCATCCACTCCCGCATAACATGCAGTAGCTTCGGCTTAGGTTTATCTTTTCGATTTGCTTGGTACTCTTTAAGAATAGCTGCATCATAGCGACCACCTTTGTCGGAGCCTTTAGGAGTGAGGTGCAAAAGAGTAAACTCTGCTCCGGCCATAAGTTGCAGTTTCAGAATAATCTCGTCGCAGTTATGCCGCATCTCCTCTACGCTTTTCTCGTCGTCATACGCTACTTGGTATGCAAGGAAATCTGCGTCGATATGCACGACCCGGCCCGGAACCTTTTTAGGAACCTTAAACGGAATGTCCGGGGTGCTCTTGTGTACTAGCTTTGATAGGTCAACGCCTTTAAAGGAGTCCATCGAAGCCCTCCACTTTGTACTCAGGGTACTTTTCTTTCAAGCGTTTCATCCTCGCTAAGTTACGGTCTGTACGATTTACGTTCATCACCTTGAGAGTCTCCGTCAATACGCCAAGAAGGAACTCATCTGAACGATGGGTATGTTTGCCGTCAAAGGCAATCTGGCAGATATTGATGTCGAAGGTGTCTATCTTTGCGGCTTGCTCTGTACAGAAAATCAAGTCGTATTGATACTCACGAGTGATATTATAGATAGCGTGTATATCCCGGTCAACATCTTCGGGAATGTTTCTCACACCATACGTTGTGCTCTTATGCAGCTTCGCATCACTGAACACTTCGTCAATGTCGTAGTGTGCAGAGTGAAGTGCATCTTCGCTGAGTGGGATGAATATGTCCACATCCTTGACTGGCTTACCCAGTTCAAAGTCGCGGAGTGCTCCGCCAGCAATTACTGCGCTGGGGAACACTCGTTGGACTTGTGATAGCACATCCACCCATTCGGATGGATATGACATTATTCGTCGTTCAGCAGACCAAGTTCAGCAAGAGCATCGTCGGTGTCTTTAGACTTACCTTTGACTTTGCCTTTAGCTGCAACCTTAGAAGGGGATTTCGTCGCAGTTGTTGCAGACGCCGATTTCGTACCCTTGGAGCCTTTCGCCGCAGTCGGAGCAGCTTCCTGCTTTTTTGCGGGTGCTGCCTTGCCTTTAGCTGCGACTTTGCTCACAGACTTTTTCGGCGGGGCTTCCTCGACTTCCTCTTCTTCTTCGGTTTCTTCCTCAGCTTCCTCTTCGTCAGCCTCAGCTTCTTCCTCGTCTTCTTCAACCTCTTCGTCTTCCTCTACTTCCTCTTCCGAGTCTTCGAGGTCTTCCGGGTTGTCCGGCAACTCACCAGCACCTTCGAGCATAGCTTCGATGGGCGAACCCTCGAAGTCTTCGGCAGTCAGAATCATGTTCTGCAACCAGTTTTTGCTCACGGTTTTGTTCTTGCCTTTGTCGTCTTGCACTTCTCGCTCACCGTCGATGAACAGGCTCTCCCAAGTCTCAGGAGTCGGATCATCCCAAATGAACAGACGCAGAGGAGACAGGGCATCAGCCACTTTCACGCGCTGGACTTCACCCTCGTCGTTCTCTTTTACCGGAGCACCAACTTGGAACGCGCCGTCACCATCTGTGATGTTGGCATACGTGCGCTTTTCGGTCTTGTTGTGTACCACAGTAATGCGGAACGGTTCACCAATCATCTGAGCCATGTGCTGAATGTCTTCACGACCATAGCGCATCTTCTCAAACAGCTTCTTGAAGGAAGCTTTCTTGTGCAGGGAGATAGTCAACGGAACAGTGATACGATCCGCAACAGTCTTCTTGTCTTTGCCTTCACCGATCTCACGGATGTTCTTCTTGCTCAGAAGCTCAAAGGTTACATACGCTTTCGGTGCTGGTTGTTTCGCCTTGCCTTGGTAGGCACGTTGTTTCTGCGTACCGACTTCGATATAATCGACCAGTCGGCCATAGCACAGACCTTCCGCAGCGGGAGCGAAGTCACCGCCTTCTTTTGTTTTGGTTTGATCTGTGCGCTTTGCCGCTTTGTCAGCAAGAGCTTTCAGGTCAATCCCTTTTCCTTTAGCCATTAGGCTTTCTCCTTTGTTAGATATGCAGTACAGTTTTGTCGTACAAGTTTGGCCCGATCTCAATTTCAATTGGGAACGGAACTTGTACATCCATGCCGTATAGTTCCTCAAGAACTTCCGGCACACTTTCCATGATGCGCTTAACATCTGCGGCTAACTGTTCTTGAACGTCCGGGTGGTAGTCTATCCACACGCAGTCATGCACAGTATTACACAGCAGAGCCTTGCCACCATAGTTTTTCATTTTGATGAAATGTCGAACCAACTTGCCAAGGATGATCTGGACGATCTCGCCGCCCGTTCCTTGTACTGGGTAGTTCTTCATCTCTGTAGGCATGAAGCTATCGTCAATACCCTTTTCCTTTAGGAAGGACGGGGCATCGTAGGATCGGAAGGTGTACATAGTACCAGTCGGGGATTGCCAGAACCCTCGACGGAATGTTCTGAAACCGCGCATCGGGTCTTTGAAAGCCTTAGCTGATCTCTTAACAGTCTTCTCGACGTTGCTGTTGAACTCGGTCACGCCGGGATACATTATGTCCTCGGCCTCAATCAAGTCTTTAACATCGTCGATACTCATACCTGTACTCGCAGCGATTGCTGCTGCACCTGCGCCGTATGCACGTTGGAAACTAAACTCTTTGCACTTCGTGCGGCGAGTCTTCCATAGAGCATGTTCAGCGAAGGTCGCATCCTTACACCTATGCAGAGCTTCTTCATACGTACAACCAAATTTGGCTGATACGCGCTTACAGTGGAAGTCGATCTTGTTCCGCAAGTCTTGACACAGGTTCTTATCTCCTGATAGCAAGCCCTGCACAACCACTTCTAGCTGGCTGTAATCTACTTCCATCATCATGCCGCCCTCAAAGCGGCTAATGAACATCTTCTTAACCTCAGATGTATCCCCACGGGGAATATTCTGTAGGTTTGGGTTGGAAGACGACAACCGTGATGTTACCGTGCTCGTATGATTGAGCAGGTGGTGGATGATATGCGTTCCCTTCATCACACAGGTAAGCATACCGACATAATCCCTTCTCTTGGGATCATAACGCACGTAGTACGTGCCGAGGTCTTTGGTCAAGTTCTGTCTTGCGGACATCAACTTGAGGAACGGTATATCGCGGGAGCCTAGCTCAGTGATAACATCGTCATTCACAGAGTAGATAGGCTCACCAGCACCATCCGTGGCTTTCCCTTGCCACGCTGGATTTGGAACAGTATAGCCCGGAAGTTCAACAGTGAACTCTTGGATTTTTTCTTTAATCTCGCCGGGTACTTTTACCTTTTTGTACTTTACTGCACCTTTGTTTTTGCCCGATGTAAACTTATCGGCATCGTCTAGGTCAGGCTCGGTAGCGGGATCAACGGGTACTCCGTCGAACAACGGCCAATCCTGTGTCTCTAGTTTACGAGCCAGTTCACCTGTATTCGGGTCTTTGTATGGTGCTTTCTTTTTGTACTTGATAGTACCGCCAAATACTATGGCAGATTTATGCACGTTACTCGCCCAATTAAACTCCAGACCATCTGGAAGTTCGGGGATGTACTCTTCCAAAGCCAGTTCCGTCGATGTCAAGTCTGTCTCCAGAATCTTCATACGCCGTCCGGCTTCTTTTACGTCGATCTTTAGTCCGTTGTATTCCATCTCGGTTGTTGCCAAGAGGCCGTCCATACGGGCCATAATCATCGTGAGCATACCAAGCTCTTTCGCTCGTTTAATCTGTCCGAGGAAGATAAGCTCAGTGTTGCCTATATCTCCTGAGTTGCGATCTTCCTTCTCGGTTCCCACCAAGTAGTCGATCAACAAGTCTTTGTCGATATGCGAGGTTAGCATACCCGCTTCCCACAGTGCCTTAACAGCGTCGATCTTCTTACGACCACCGTACTTCTCGGCAATGTCGTCCATCGAGTTCATGTGTGAATTGGGGTGCATGGCTT